TTCGCTGATACCAGGTGGACAGAGCAAAGAGTAAAGATAAGAAGTATGCCAACACCGGTTACTTTATTAGCTGGAGAGAGACTTGTTGATCGTGTAATAGAAAGAGATCCAGGCGTTGGTGGAACATATTCTCAATCAGGTAATACGATAATTGTCACTTGTGGATCAGCTCATGGATTATCTACAGGTAATCAAGTATTTCTGCAGATATCAACAGGCACTGCACGAATAGGATTATATAAAGTCATAGTTACAAGCACCACACAATTTACGGTAGAGTCGATTGCAAGTGTGACAACCAGTGGAAATGTAAATGTAATTAGAAGAGTAAAGGGATTTGACTTTAATAACTATGTAGGCAATACAGTCACCGGAGTTGATTTAGCTACTGAAGAAATATTATTCAAACGTGATGAAAGTTATGGTGTTCAGTTTGCTGATAATAAAGCAAAAACAGTAGTTCCTGCACCTAGAGGTTTTCTCGCATCACAAAATAGATTTCTTACTACAGAAGTTAGATATCAATGTAACTGCCCAGACTTTATGCGTCGCAGAAAATTTAACTTATATAAAGATAATACTGATGCAAGATTTCCTAATACAGGTATTGAAAGTGTTATTCCAGGTACAAGACAGGATAGAGAAGGAAACATTATTAACACCAGAGATAATATTGGAGTTCATAATGATTTTGGATATGCTCCAACATCTAATTTCTATCAGATACCTGAATACAATGATGATCTAGAAGCATCTCTTCCAGGTCTTTTATATTATCAGACACGTTGGTGTAAACATATCTATGCTGCGTTATGGTCTATGAAACATGATGAAGGTAATGATAGATTTTCTTTCGAAGGAAGATATCAACAGAGTGGACCTAACGTAACAATAACTATCACCAATCATGGCTTGCTTGCTAATAAACGAATAAGCATTGATTTTACTAGTGGTGATTTATTAGATGGTCAGTATATAGTGAACTCTGTTCCAGATGAAAATACAATTGTAATTGTTTATCCATTCTCTGGAACAACACAGGGAGATTGTACTGTCAGTAATTTAAAAATACATGAGTATGTTGATACTTGGTTACTTGAACCTAATGATCAACCAGCTGGTAATGCTTTAGATAAATTCTATAAAAACTTCGAAAAAGAACAGGATAGAACTAAGAAAGCAGCTGAACGTATGGCACTTTTAGGTTATGGATTACCCTGGACAGGAAATAAAGATGTTGAGTTTGGGCAAAGAAATGAACCTGAAGAAGTAGCTCAGTTTGGTCCTACTCTTGTAACTATGAAACTTACAGATACCATAAGACGTGATAATGGTGAACTAAGTCGTGATGGTCAGATATTAAATAATGCAGCTACCACATTAATGTCCATGCAGAAGGTTCTTAATTTAGATTTTGATTTGATAGAGGATGTACGTATTGGATTAGTTAATCAGCCACTTACCGACTTTACTCCAGATTTTCAATTTGGAGAAGTTGAAGGAGGAACATATTTAAATGGAGAAAGAATAACAGGTGCAGGTATAAGTTCTATGGATTGCTCAACTTATAATCCAGGTGTGGAGCAAACCATAAACGTAGACGCAGGACTCTATATAAATTAGATATGACTATACAAATTCAAACTAGAAGATCAAGTCTATTGAATGATAGACCAGTGCCAACTCGAATAGCAGCTGGTGAACTTTGTGTAAACATAAACTCTGGAGATCCCGGATTATTTTTTGCAGATAATGTTGCTTCTCCAAGTACAGGTTTAATTAAAGTTGGTCCTATTCATGTAGGATCTACTCAACCTAACAATGCACCTACCGGATTTAACAGTTTTTCAAAGGGTGAATCATGGCTTGATAGATCAAGTACAGAATTATTTAGAGTACATGATGGAACTGATTGGCAGTATGCTAAAGCAATAGCTTCTGTAACTAATACAGGTTTCCCATCTAATCCTGTAAATGGTCAGCTACATTTTATAGAGTCAACAACTACTCTGCATATTTATAGAACTAGCATCGGTGGATGGACTGCGATAACTTAAAAGAGAAATGTGATTGTGAACATTGCATGAATATAAAAGAACAAATTAAACAAGCAGGAAAACAATGGGATGAAAAAAATAAATCAAAAAGAGATATCTGGTTCAAAGGAAGTAGAGATAGAGGACTGCGATAAAAGGTTAATTAAACTTAATCTCAAAGCAGAGAAATGTAAGACACGTAAGAAAGCTATAAAAATATTATCTAAACTTACTTAGAGTTCTGTTTAATCATTAATTCTAAAATTCTATCCAGTTTCTGATGGACTATATCCATCTCACGAATAAAATCTTGTTTTAATACATAACCACGTACCATGTCGTCCTCCACACGATCAATTTCATCTTGTAATTTATTAAACCTTCTTTGAATTTTTTCGTTAAATCCATTTAAAGATTTTATAACACCAGTGAAAGCTGCTAATCCACTGGTCACGGCAATGGCAATAACTTCTGGGTCCATTAAATCTTTTGTCTTTCTTTACTTCTATTCTAAAGGATTTAACAACTTAGAATAGTCTCATACAAAACTTAAGATTATATGGCACAAGGAGAACCAAATATAGAGGGTGCAATAAAAGTTCTTGTAGATCTATTGACTGCTAACGGATTTACAATGACTCGTTCACCTTATGAGAATAATTTTCGTGGTTTAGTTGATGCATTGATAGATTTAAAAGAAGGTTTTCCAACTTTTGCCCCATTGCAGGTTGGCTTCAATGCAACTGCATTTCAAGATGTAACTAATGGGGATGCTTTATTTATGCGTACTTCTGATGGTCAAGTGGGAAAAGCAAGTGCAGCAGATGGAACATCGGAAGCTGCAACTGTAATAGGTTTTGCTAATGATACTGTCAGTGCTAACAGCACTGTGAAAGTAGTTGTTGTGGGGCTTAAAACTTTAAGTTCTTTAAATGCAGGAGATTTATTCTTCTTATCAGACTCAACTGCTGGTGGAATTACAACAACTCCACCTTCAGGAGCAGGAAAGGCTGTAACTCGTGTAGGAGAAGCATCCACTACTACTGAGTTTGCAATACATATTGAACCTCCAGTGCTTTTAAGATAATGGCTGATGTAACAGATTTACAACCGTATGCAGGTAATACAGAAGGTTTAGTTGCTGTACTTGAAGACTTCAGGGCTACAATGCCTAATCCTATTGTTTTCAAAGTTGTAGGATATCAAGCTGTTGCATTTGAAGATGTTGTTCAGGGAGATGCCGTATACTCTAGAGCTTCTGATGGGAAGGTAGGTAAGGCAAGAGCAAATGGAACTTTAGATGAAGCAACTGTTGCAGGATTTGCAGAGACTACAAGATCTGCAGGACAAACAGTTCGTACGATTGTTTCAGGTCAGGTGGCCTCATCACAGACATTAGATCCTGGAGATATATTCTTTTTATCTAATACAACACCAGGTCAGATTATTAAAACTCCTCCAACAACTGCAGGTCATTTCATAACTTTAGTAGGTGAAGCAGCAAATACAAACGAATTAATTGTACGAATAGAGCGTCCTATTGCTCTTGGCTAAAATTGTTAAAGATAAAATAGAAGAATAATAAAAGTTTTTTATTAGATAAGGAACTAACAGTAGTAATTAAAAAATGGCAACTCGTAAGGCGATTACGCTGGTAAGTGGTTTATTCCAAGAAGTGAACACTCCTACGGATAAATTAGACTTTGCTGGTAATACTACAGCCGACCTTGGAGAGAATACAAATTTATACTTTACAAATGCTAGAGCCAGAGGAGCTGTATCGGTAACTGATGCTGGAGGTCAGGGAAGTCTTGCTTATAACAGTTCAACTGGAGTAATTACATATACAGGGCCATCCAGTTCTGATACGAGAGGTCAATTAAGTGTAGCCTCCGGATCTGGTCTAACTTACAACTCTGGAACCGGAGAATTTGGAACCAATGCAATACCAAATTCTCAGTTAGCAAACTCTTCTTTAACTATAGGAAGCACAAGTGTTGCACTTGGAGCTACAGTTACAAATTTTGCAGGTTTAGGACAGCTTGTAATGAATGATGCTCATATAGGGAGTAATGGTATTGGTGGTGCAAGCACTATAAATATACAATCTGGTCTGATAATATTTGAAGGCTCTACAGCTGATACAAATGAAACTATATTAACTGCTGCTGATGCATCTGGTGGAGATAAGACTCTCACTTTACCAAATGAAACAGGAACTATATTAACAACTGCATCTTCGATTGCTAACAGTAATCTAGCTAATAGCACTATAACTTTTGGAAGTGCTTCAGTTGCTTTAGGAAGCACAGTCACTGGAATATCATTAACTGAGATTCAAGCAATAACAAAATTACAGGTAGGATCGCAAGGAGGAGCTGGAAATATTGTTCTTCACGCTGATAATAGTGGAGGATTTAGTAGAGGCATTACTTTTGAAGGTGCAACTGGAGGAGTAGATGCAAATGAAACATTATTAGCTGTCACTGATCCTACGGCTGATAGAACAATTACATTCCCTGATGCCACAGGGACAGTTGTATTATTAGGTTCACTTAGCGTTGCTTCTGGATCAGGGCTAACTTATAATTCAGGTACAGGAGAATTTAGTACTAATGCTATCCCTAACTCACAGCTGGCTAATAGTTCTGTTACTGTTGGTAGCACTGGCATTGCCCTGGGCGGTAGTGCTACGACGATTACTGGTCTATCTTCTATAACTTCCAGTGCTGTTATAACAGACGACAATGGATTTAGAGTCAGAGATAACTCGGATAATACAAAACAATTAGCTTTTGAATGTTCAGGAATATCTGGTAGCACAACTAGAACATTAACTATTCCAGATGCAAATGGAACAATAGCAACACAGGCATATGTTAATGCTCAGATCACCGCTGAAGATTTAGATGTACAAACAGATTCTGGAAACTTTGATGTTGATTTAGATTCAGAACCTTTAATACTTACTGGTGGAACTGGAATAGATACAAGTGGATCAGGAACTACAGCTACCTTTGCAATAGACTCCACAGTTGCAACTCTTACTGGATCTCAAACATTAACAAATAAAACTATCGTTTTAGGAAACAATACGATTTCTGGAGCATTAGCTAATGGTATAACAGCAACGACTCAATCTGCTAGTGATAATTCAACCAAGGTGGCAACAACAGCCTATGTAGATAATCAAGTGACAGCAGGAGCTGTAAATGAGTTTGGAGATAATGTTTTTAGAATAAAAGATAATTCAGATGCTACTAAAAAATTAGCATTTGAATGTTCTGGTATTTCGGGTAGTACAACTCGAACTATGACTGTCCCTAATACGGATGGAACAATAAGCACTGAAAGTTTTGCTACTGCAATAGCAGTGGCTTTAGGATAGTATTATGGCAACCCAAGTACAATTTAGAAGAGGAACAACAGGTCAGCACACTGCTTTTACAGGAGCAGTTGGTGAGGTAACTGTAGATACGGAAAAGAAAACAGTTTGCATACATGATGCAAGCACAGCAGGTGGATTCCCTTTATTAAAAGAAGATGGTTCAAATTGCAATTTCTCACTAGGATCTTTATCTAGTTGTGCTCTTAAATTTGCAGGAGATATTGATACAGGGATAATGAGTACGGGACCAGACCAGATACAGCTGGTTACTGGTGGAGTTGCAAGGCTTACAATAGATTCAACAGGTGCAGTTTCAATTCCAAATAATGTAACAGTGACTAATCTCACTGTAACTGGAACTTCAGTCATTCAAGATCAACTCGCTCTCATACTTGCTTTAGGATAATATGGCAAATACCTTTAAAATAGATACTAAATCTTCGGTTAGTAATGCCGGTACAGGCAGCTCTTCAACTAATGTTCTTACTGCAGGAGGTTCCGCAACATTAGTTCTATTAAGTTGTCTTATATCGAATAAAACAGGATCTAGTGCAAACGTAGATGTATTTTTAGTAACAAATTCAGGAGATGATGTTTTCTTAATTAAGAATGCACCAGTTCCTGCAGGATCATCATTGGAAATAATCAGTGGATCAAAAATAATAATGGAGTCAAGTGATGTTCTGCGAATAAATGCAGGGACAGCCAGTGCATTAGATGCAGCTGTCAGTTACCTAGAACAGACTTAAGGAGGTATAACAAATGGCTCTATCTCAAGTTGGATTAGAAAGACTTAATACAGCAACTACCAAAAAGATTGGTACGAATAAAAATCTAATAATTAACGGAGCTATGCAGGTGGCTCAACGTGGTACGTCATCTACTTCTACTGGTTATCACACTGTTGATAGATTTAGACATACAGGAAGTGGTACAGATGAAGCACCTACTTTTGCTCAAGTTGATGTTGCAAGTGGAACTACACCATATACTTTAGGATTTAGAAAAGCATTTAAAATTACAAATGGAAACCAAACAGGTGGTGCTGGTGCTGGTGATGCAATCGTACTAGGGTATAAATTAGAGGCACAGGATATGGCAAATAGCGGTTGGAACTATTTGTCTAGTTCTAGTTATATAACATTATCTTTTTGGGTTAAGTCTAGTGTTGCACAAAATTTTTATGGAAGATTAACTACCACAGATGGAACACAACAGAATTATCCATTCGAAACAGGTTCATTAAGTGCTGATACTTGGACAAAAATAACAAAAACAATTCCTGGTAATTCTAATTTACAATTTGATAATAATGCGGATAAAGGTATAGATATAGAATGGATGATGTTTCGTGGTACAAATTTTACAGATTCAGGTGTAACTTTAAATGCTTGGGCTGCTTATGCAAGTGGAACAAGAACACCAGATAATACTACAACATGGTACACAACAAATGATGCAACATTTGAAATTACAGGAGTTCAATTAGAAGTAGGCAGCGTGGCAACAGATTTTGAGCATAGATCATTTGCAGAAGAGCTTACTTTATGTCAGAGATATTATTATAAGCAAAGTGCAAATGATAATCAATTTTTTAGAGGTATGGGTATGGCAGATGTTGATGGTAATAGCATTGAATTAAATTCGCCTTTTCCTGTGACTATGAGAGTTGCACCTTCAGCATTAGAACAGTCAGGAACAGCAAGTCATTATAAAATAAGAAGATCAACTACTGCGACTTGCACATCTGTACCCTCTTTTGGACATGCTACAAAAGATCAGCTTCAATGTCGCTTTACAAAATCAAGTCATGGTTTCGGAGATGGGTCTGCTGTAAGATGCGTAAGTGGTAGTGCTGGTGCTTTTTTAGCCGTTAGTGCTGAACTATAGGAGTTTTTATGAAGTACAAATTATTAAGAACAGATGATCTTACAAATAAAAAAATCTATGAAAAAATAGAAGATGATGGTAAATCTTATTCTTCTTGTAGCGAAGATAATTTAGATTTTAAAGAATGGGTAGCAGAAGGAAATACACCTGAAGATGCTGATGCCATAGATGGTTGGGTTGTAATTAGAACTAAAAGAGATCAAATATTAAGAGATACAGATTGGACAATGACATCTGGAGCAACTGTAGATCAAGCTCAGTGGGCTGCATATAGACAAGTAATAAGAGATATTCCTCAGACTTATAAAGATAAAACTCCTGATGATGTTGTTTGGCCTACACAACCATCAACAGCTGGTCCTAATACATAAGTTAGAAGATTACTCCCTGTAAAATAAGAACAGAAAAAGAATATAGTAATTAAATAGTCATGCCATATATTGGAAATGACATTAGGTCAAATGTAGATTACAAAACTATAGATGATATCTCAGGTAGTTTTAATGGTAGCACTACATCTTTTGCCTTACAGGTTGGAGGTGCTGCTCCAGTTCCTTTTCCCAAATACGAGACACAATTAATAATATCTGTTGGTGGTGTAATCCAGGAACCAGATTCTTCCGGGTCAACAGGATTTCAGCTATCAGGAACAAATATAGTTTTTAGTTCTGCTCCTGCAGCAGGAGAAGCATTCTTTGGAGTGTTACTTGCCAGTGCAGATTATCTAAATGCAGGTGGAACATTTCCTGATGGTACAGTCGCAGTTCCCAGTATAACTTTTACCGACGACACAGATACCGGTTTCTTCAGAGTAAGTTCCGGACAGATTGGTATTGTAGCTAACGGAGTAAAGATTGCTCAGTTCCCGACCAATACAGGAAGTTCAGGCCAGCTTTTATCCACAAATGGAACGGGTGTGCTCTCGTATGTTGATGCACCATCTGGAGCTACTGGTGGTGGATCTGACAAGGTGATAATAGAAAATGCAACAGCAATAACAACTAACTACACAATCGGAACTACTTTCGGATCTACCTGTAATGCTGGTAGCTTTGGACCGATTACAATTAACGCAGGCGTGACCCTCACGGTACCTAGCGGTTCAGTATACACGGTGGTTTAAATTATGCCTATTACAATTAACGGATCAGGAACAGTAACAGGAATCTCAGTAGGAGGTTTACCAGACGGAATAGTTGATACTGATATGATTGCTGCTGCAGCAGTGACAGCACCTAAAAGAGGACCTTCTGCAATACTACAAATTGTTCAAAATACCAATACTGAAAGACAAGCTATATCTTCTAGTACGTATCTTGCAACTTCAAAATCAGTAACTATTACACCAACAGCAGCTTCTAGTAAAATACATTTAACATTTACTGGAGATGTTAATACTGAAGCAAATGGTAGACCAGTCTTTTTAGATATATATAGAAGTATTAATGGAGGAACATTTACAGGTATTGCACCAGTAGGTTCAGGACAGACGGTTGGAGCTAATAATAATAATGGATTTTCAGGTGAAATAAGAGGAACTAGTAGTCGAATACAAGTTCCATTTTGTATAAATTATCTTGATAGTCCAAGTTACTCACTTGGTAATGCAATAGTCTATAAAATATATGCAAGGAGTGATGGTAACGCAATAGAAATACCATCAAATAGTGATGCACAACCAATAATTATGATGTTAATGGAGATTTCAGGATGATTTACAGTAAACCAAACGCATTAAGTTCTTTAAAACCAAATACTCAATGGTCATGGACAGGCGATGAATACTCTGGTTTAACTTGGTTAGATTCTGGTACAGCACCAACTGAATCTGAAATTAATGATGAAGTTACAAGATTAAATGACGCAGAACCGATGAGATTATTAAGAATAGAAAGAGACAGATTATTAACAGCTTGTGATTGGAGGGCTAGTTCTGATTTAACACTTTCAGATGATTGGAAAACATATAGACAAGCATTAAGAGATTTGCCTGTGTCTGCATCCCCTAAACTAGATAGTAATGGCGATTTAGATATGACATCTGTTACTTTTCCAAAGGAGCCTACATAATATGAGTTCTATTAAATTAACAGCTGATTCTGGAGGAGGTACTTTTGAAATTAAGGCTCCAGCTTCTAGTGCAAATACCAGAGTATTAACTTTACCTGATGTAAAAAACCTTACTTTAGGTGGGATATTAATGTTTGATCAATATAGATTAACAACATCTTTTACTGGGGCTAGTGAACCTATTTCTAGTAATATTGAAAGAGTTGATACGCATAGTCCAGCACTTATAGGCTCTGCAATGTCGGTATCATCAGGAATATTTACTTTTCCCTCTACTGGTATGTATGAAGTATGTTTTTATCTCAAAGGAAGAATAAATGGAGATTCAAGATTTCACATAGCTAATTTAATGGTAACAACTGATGGAGCTAATTTTACTGAAGCAGCACAAGGATCTAACAGCTATTACAATGGAGGTGCAAATGTACTTAGCTCATGTGTATCTAAAGTTTTCTTTGATGTAACAAATACAAGTACACATAAAGTTAGGTTTGATGTTCAAGTAAATAGTGGTAGTACACAAACAGATGGAGATACAGGAAGCAATCAAACTTATTTTACTTTCAAAAAATTTAGTACAACATAATGGACATTAACGGCAGACCTAATCACATAGAAGATTATCTTGTTACTGTTAGAGCAGGGCAATGGTTCGGGTGGTCTAATTCTAAAAATAAAATTTATGCAAATTTAGTTGTAAATGATGGGGGTTCTAAGCCTACAGAAAAAGAATGTACTGACGGATTAAATGCAATCCAAACTGCATGGGATTTAGAACATGATAGTTATAGATCAAAAAGGAGGGCAGCATATGATACACTGCCAAATCAACTCGATTTACTTTGGCATGCAATAGATGCTGACACAGACTTGAAAAACAAGTTTAGTGCATTCTATAATTCTATTAAGGAAGTAAAGGACGCTAATCCAAAACCATGAGTGAAATCAAAGTTAATTCTATAAAAGGTGTAGGAGCTAGTGCTGCTGCTATTACCGTAAATAATTCTGATGGAACGTGTACTGCCAATATTACTAATAATCTTAGTAATAGAAACAAGATA